TCGGAAATTACAAGTATCGCTTCAGATGATTTACTTCTAATACAAGATACCTCTGATTCTGGAAATATTAAAAAGGCAACGGTTGCAAATACAGCACTCGCTGGACCTACTGGACCTACTGGTCCTGCCGGTCCTACCGGTCCTAGTGGCACTGGACCTACTGGTCCTGCTGGTCCTACTGGACCTGCTGGTTCAAACTCAACAGTCGCTGGACCTACTGGTCCTACCGGTCCTGCTGGTCCTACTGGTCCTGCTGGTGCTGATTCGTCAGTCGCTGGACCTACTGGTCCTGCTGGTCCTACTGGACCTGGTGGTTCTACTGGTCCTGCTGGTCCTACTGGTCCTGCTGGTCCTGCAGGTGGTGACGGTTCTGATGGTGCTGATGGTTCTGATGGAGGTACTGGTCCTACTGGACCTGCTGGTCCTACTGGACCCGGCGGACCGACAGGATCACAAGGTCCTACTGGTCCTACAGGTTCTGCTGGTTCTGGCGTAACCTTCAAAGGTTCAGTAGCAAATACTCCGTCTTTACCTTCAAGTCCAACTCCAGCAAACGGTGACGCCTATATTGTACAGGCAGATGATACTTTCCATATGTGGGATGGTTCACAGTTTGTTAGTGGAGGTTCTATTCAAGGTCCTACTGGACCTACTGGTCCTACGGGTCCTACCGGACCTGGCGGTCCTACTGGAGGCACAGGTCCTACTGGACCTGCTGGTTCAAACTCAACAGTCGCTGGACCTACTGGTCCTACCGGTCCTGCTGGTCCTACTGGTCCTGCTGGTGATGATTCATCAGTCGCTGGTCCTACTGGTCCCGCTGGTCCTACTGGTGCTGCTGCAGGTTTTGGTACTCCTACTATTCAAACAGGCGCCCCTATAGCAGTATCCGCATCCGGACCTAACGCTGCTAAAGTTTTTGCTTTTACTATACCATCTGGTCCTACCGGATCTACCGGTCCTACTGGTCCTACTGGACCTGCTGGACCTGCTGGCGCTGATTCATCAGTCGCTGGTCCTGCCGGTCCTACTGGTCCTACTGGTCCTGCAGGTAACAATGGTAGTACTGGTGGTACAGGACCTACTGGTCCTGCTGGTCCTACTGGACCTGGTGGTCCTACTGGTTCTGCTGGACCTACTGGTCCTACAGGTTCTGCTGGTTCTGGTGTAACCTTTAAAGGTTCAGTAGCAAATGTTCCTTCGTTACCTTCGAGTCCAACCCCAGCAAACGGTGACGCATATATTGTTCAAGCTGACGATACTTTTCATATGTGGGATGGCAGTCAATTTGTTAGTGGGGGTTCTATTCAAGGTCCTACCGGACCTACCGGACCTACTGGTCCTACTGGACCTGGCGGTCCTACTGGAGGTACAGGTCCTTCTGGTCCTACTGGACCTGCTGGCGCTGATGGTGATGATTCAACAGTCGCTGGACCTACTGGTCCTACTGGACCTGGCGGTCCTACTGGACCTACTGGTCCTGCTGGTCCTACTGGTCCTGCAGGTAATGACGGTTCTGATGGTTCTAATGGTTCTACTGGTCCAGCTGGTCCTACTGGACCTGGTGGACCTACTGGACCTGGAGGTTCTACTGGACCTACCGGACCTACTGGACCAACTGGTGGTTTCTCAACTAACTCAAACGGTCAAGTTAACTCACTAGGTGTTGGTACTGCCGGTTCTGGTACGACAGGTGAGATTAGAGCAACAAACAATATTACTGCTTACTATTCAGATGAGAGATTAAAAGATGTTCTTGGTGAAATAGATAATGCATTAGATAAAGTAAAAGAATTACGAGGTGTGTACTACAAAGAAAATGAAGTCGCAAAGTCTTTAGGTTATGATAACGATAAAAGACAAGTAGGAGTAATTGCACAGGAAGTACAAAAAGTATTGCCTGAAGTGGTGACAGAAGCGCCAATAGATGACAAGTATATAACAGTTTGGTATGACAAATTAGTTCCTTTATTGATTGAAGCAATAAAAGAATTATCAGCGAAAGTAGATAAATTAGAAGGAAAATAAATGGCTGTACCAAATACAAAAGCAACTTTAAAAGAATATTGTTTACGAGCATTGGGTAAACCTGTAATTGAAATAAATGTAGATGATGACCAGGTTGACGATAGAATAGACGAAGCAGTACAATACTTTTCTCAATATCATTATGACGGTGTTGAAAGAATGTATATGAAGTATCAGATAACAGAGGATGATATTACACGAGCAAGATCAGATGAGACTGTTGGTACTGGTACTGAAGGTTCTGTTTCTAACACTTTTAAAAACCAACAAAACTATATTGTAATGCCATCATCTGTTTTATCAGTAATGGGTATATTCAATTTTAATGATAAATCAAATTTAAATATGTTCGATATTAGATATCAAATGCGATTGAACGATTTATATGATTTTTCCTCTACCTCTATATTACACTATGAAATGACAATGAGACATTTAGATTTCTTAGATCATATTCTTATTGGAGAAAAACCAGTTGCCTTTAATATGCATAATAATAGATTGTATATTGGAATGGATTGGCAAAATGATGTCGCTGCTGGTGAATACATAATTATAGAATGCTACAGAAAATTAGACCCAACAACTTATGCAGATATCTTTGACGATATGTTTTTAAAAAGATATACCACTGCTTTAATCAAGCAACAATGGGGTGCTAATTTATCAAAATTTCAAGGTGTAACCATGTTGGGTGGAGTTTCTATGAATGGTGCTGAGATTTATTCTCAAGCGTTATCTGAAAAACAAAAACTAGAAGAAGAGATTAGATCCACATTCGAAGCACCTATTAGTTATATGATAGGATAATCAATGCCAACTAATGTCTATTTTGACCACGGTAATACAAACGAACAGCGTCTTTATGAAGATTTAATCATAGAGCAGTTATCTATTTACGGTCAAGATGTTTATTATTTACCAAGAACTCTAGTAAATGAAGATACTATATTAGGAGAAGATAGTACTTCTAAGTTTACTTCAGCGTATGCTATAGAAATGTATGTTGAAAATGCAGATGGTTTTGAAGGCGAACAAGAAATTATAAGAAAGTTTGGTGTAGAATTAAGAGATGATGTTTCTCTTGTAGTTTCTAAAACGAGATGGAAAAAAGTTTTAGAAGCGGAAAATAATTTAATTGAAACAACCAGACCTAACGAAGGCGATCTAATATGGTTTCCTATTGTAAATGCTTTCTTTGAGATACAATTCGTAGAACACGAACAACCTTTTTATCAAGTACAAAATGTTCCTGTTTACAAATTAAAGTGTACTAAGTGGGAATACTCTTCGGAAGAAATTTCTACTGGTCTTTATGATATTGACCAAACTGAAGAAGCGCTATCAACGAATATGTTGAATTATCAAATTAGTGTTGAGAGTGGAATAGATATATCTGGTTCAATTATGATGGAGTCTGATATAGGTGATAAGAGTTTCATATTATTAGAGGATGCACCTTCTGAACTTTCTACTGTACAAGCGACAGATCAATCGCATAAATTTGAAGTAGCGTCTGGTGTGACCACTACTGGTGATAGTACAGACGATATACTAGACTTCAGCGAAAGAAACCCATTTGGTGAAAGTGATTTTCATTTTGGAAAGGATTTTTAAATGTTCGGTCAATATTTTTATCACAAACATATACGAAATACTATTATTGCTTTCGGTACAATATTCAATACAATTGGTGTAAGAAGATACGACTCTAGTGGTAATGCTGTATCAAGTTTAAGGGTGCCATTAATGTATGCACCAAGAGAAAAGTTTTTAGCCAGATTACAACAACAATCTGAATTAGGATCTGGCGATGAAGAAAAAGTTGCAATCACTCTACCTCGATTGTCTTTTGAAATGACTGGGTTCTCTTATGATCCCAGTCGTAAGATTAATAAAATGCAGAAATATAAAACTGCAAAAACTACTGATGACAAAAATGTTTTTAGTCAGTATGCTCCTGTGCCATATAATGTAAATATAAATTTGTATAGTTTCTGTTCTAATTCAGATGACTCTTTGCAAATACTAGAACAGATACTTCCATACTTTCAACCTGATTATACAGTAACCTTCATAGAAGATAAAACTATGGATATAAAAAGAGATATACCTTTTATATTAAATGGCGTTGACTATGAAGATACTTATGATGGTGACTTTACAAGCAATAGAAGAATAATTTATACACTATCATTTACTGCAAAAATTTATCTATACGGTCCTATATCTAAAGGCGCTGTAATTAGAAAAGTATCAGCTGATTTATATGATAAGATGAATACCGAAGGTCCTTTTCGTAGAGAAAGGGTTACGGTAACACCTAATCCTACAAGTGCTGATTATGATGATGATTACACTTATACTGAAACACTTGAATTCTTTGAAGATGATAAAAATTATGATGAA